CTTCCAGATGTACCATGTCTCCATCGTCTAGTGGCCTAGGACTCTGCCCTTTCACGGCAGCAACACGGATTCGAATTCCGTTGGAGATACTAAACCTCTGTAGTTCAGTGGACAGAACGATGGACTTCTAAGCCATGCGTCGCAAGTTCGATTCTTGCCAGGGGTACTTTACTTTTTAGGATGCTTTGGTTCGTATGGTGCAACTTTAGACTTAATACGACCATCTTTGTATAGTCTTACAATCCATCCATCTTTGATCTGAACAGGATTAAACGCTGCTGCTTTTTTCTTTGGCATTACTTTGCCAACTTAAATGGAGAGTCAATCCAACTATCTGACTTAGAAACTGGAATACAGTTAGGTACTGGATTTCCATCTGCCCCTGGCTTCATTCCTCTTTGGACATATCCATCCCAACAAGGAGCAGCCTTACCCATTTGTGAGTCATACATAGCCATCTGAGTTTCTGAGTCTGTAGAACTAAACTCTTCTGTTACAACATCTCTTTCAACTTTAAGAGACTCAATCTTAACAAGCATAGATGCCTTGTGACCAGAAAGAATCATCTCTGCTTCCCAAACTCCATCTTCTTCTTCAAAGTGTCTTACAAGGACTGCAGGCTCTTCCATTGATGCCTCTATAGCGTACTCTGATCCAGGAATACCAAACATTCCATCTGTCATTACATACTCTACTTGGCCAACAAGTGGCTTGTCTTCGTACCCTTCAGGGCACATTACAAAATCGCCTTCAATTATCATATTAATAGTATACCATACTAACCAGCAAGCCTGTTATGAGTCCTTATTCTGTGGCAGTTAGCACAAACCACCTCACACTTTTCAATCTCTTTCTTGATAGCCTTCCAGGAAAACCCATCGTGGATCATTCTAGATATGTTATATTTTTTGTCTCTTATATGATCAAAGTCTAGGATTATATGATTACCAATGCCACAATCTACACAGCCAGAATCCTCTTTTATCTTAGCAAGCATTTTCTTATACTGCTGCTTATTATAATGGTCCAACTCTTTGTCAGTCATTGTTATCATTATACCGCAAAATATTAGGTCCCACACAAGCAATTCACCTGACTTGCGCCACGGTCTCTATCCAATGGGTAACTAATCCATCACTAAGGTCCTGTGTGAGACAATTATATTGTAGCATATAAAATCCCGCATGGTATACTTGTGAGTATGGGACGCACAGGAGATGGAAATTGGCTTCAGGGCAAAGTAATAAAAGAGCCACTAAGGTATGATGAAGAAAAAATGTATGAAGACCATGAGGTTGAAATGGCAATTCACATATCTCAAGATCAGTTAAATAGTGCAAGACTCTTTACCTCAAAGTACGAATATGCAAAAACACTGAATAAGAATATAGACTATCTAGAGGTAGGTGTTGGTTGGGGAAACTCTGCCAAAATGTTTATAGACACAACAAATGCCAATAGTGCAGACCTTTTAGACTTTTACAACAATGCTGATGGCACAAGAGTTCCAGGTGGTGAAGATCCAGGAATTAATGCAGAATCCCATGAAGAATACATAAAAAATAAATTTTCTTATCATCCTAATGTAAACACTATAAAAGGAGATATGAGAGAAATATTTTTTGAACTAAATAAAAAATATGACTTTATACTTTTTGATGGGGACACAGATAGAATTTTAATAAGAAATCTTTTAAAGCATGCTTCTACATTGGTTAATCCTGGTGGGGTCATAGGCTTTACTTCTTATTTGGTTTATGATGCTGTTCATTATGACAGACACCCAGGCGTATACCAGAGCGTAAATGAATTTTTGCATCTTAACAAAAATTGGTTTGTCGATGGTATAGTTTTGCATGACCTAGGGTTTCATGAAATATATATTAAAAGATCATAGTAAATGAGCAGTTTATAGACGACTGCTCAGGTCTATTAGCCACGAAGATTCAACTCCTGCCAACTCTCCCCTCGTGGGAGCATCCGTTGTAAAACCTTTTAAAGTCTCATAGCGGAATGTTATCCATTATACTACTGAATTTCAATAGTCTTTGGAAGTTTGTCTTCTGGGATCTGCTTTTCAAGTCTGACATCTAAGATACCATCTTTGAACTCAGCCCCAATAACCTCAACAAACTCAGGAAGGGTGAAGATATCTGTAAACTTACGGGCTGCTATTCCCTTATGTAGATACTCTGCTCCCTCTGGCAACTCAGGATCCTGCTTCTCGCCCTTGATTGTAAGTTTGCGATTATCTAGCGATACTGAGACATCATCCTTAGAAAAACCAGCCAAAGCAAATGACAGAATATACTCTTTATCATTTAGTTTGACCTGATTATAAGGTGGATAGTTTGTTGTTGTTGTTACCTTCTGAAAATTTGAGAAGGTGTTGAAGAATGGATCATTAAAAAGATCCAGTGCTGTTTTTACCATGTTATTCCCCTTTCAAGCGAATAAGTTAATTTACCCCCCATTTGGGCAGGTACAAATATTATAGCATAGAAAAACAGGCTAGTCAAATACCCTAGCCTGCTAATCTAATATGTTACTTCTTTGATGCAGGCTTCTTTGCAGGAGCCTTCTTTGCTGCCTTCTTGACAACCTTAGCAGTCTTGACTGCTGTGTCTACCTCTTCAACAGATGGCAACTTGCCAAATGCCTTGTCATTAGGGTTGACTGCTCTCAATGCAACGGGCACGATGGCTCCAAGCAATGAATATGCAAGTGTCTTAGGATCAGTTACGCCTGAAGCGTAAAGAGCAATCGCTGCGCCAAGAACTGATCGTCCGTATGATGCAAGTGCTGCCTTGATCTGTGAGTTTGTTTCATTATGATGTGTCATATTATTCCTCCTAGGATATAACTTTTGTTAGTACTGTAAAGCCAATCCATAGACCAATAATTCCTGCGACTCCCGCAAAAACTGGTGGTGCTGGGACTGGCAATTTGAATGCAGCAAATACTACACCGCATCCAAAACCTGTTAGTGTTGATAAGATAATGTCTTTCATATTGATTCCTTTGCTTGGTTATAATGTAAATCACACAGGTCCACTATTCTACTTTCTTTGGTGGCCCATATGCGTGTGCTATCTTCTTGACAAAACTCTTCTTCGCACATAGAAAAATTAAGATTTTTAATTGATTTAAATATCATATAATCAATATCCAAAGATCCTAGTATTGAACAGTCCTAGATGTTCCCTCTACTTCATTTATGTTTCCACGATAAGGTGTCCCATCAATATTGAACCACAAGGTAGATGAGTATCGATTCCCACTATTCTTTAACACTTCATGCAGGTAGTGCTGATTGCTAGGGAATGTAATAAAACTATTAGCCTTTGGCTTAACTGTTAGATTATGCCATGGGAAATTTATTTCCCCTCCTTCATAGTCATCATTAATATAATAAATTACTGCAAAGTCTCCTGCCGTATCCACATGCTTGTTCATATAAAAATCTTTTTGAAACCTAACTAAATGAACTTCTCCCTTTTTAAAAACACGAAGATTTACCTTATGATAATCTACGCATTTTTGGAAAGCAATTCTAAAAACTTTATCTAGTAGGTCAGCAACCTCTGATGTCATTCCTTTTTCAGTGTTAAAGTACTCAACACCCCATGGCTGTTTGTGCCAGCCATCAACAGTAACTACATAATCAAGCAGTTTGCTATGCTCTTCTTTAGATAAAACATTTTCTGTGATCTGTATGTTGTCTATAGAGTTTTCTGAATTAAATTCTGTCATGTCTTAACTATACCATTCTGCATTTTTAGTAAAACTAGATCCAGTAAACTGAAACCACATAGACGAAGTAAATCTGTCTCCGCTAATAATTTTGCGAACTTCATGTAAATAGTTCTCATTGCCAGGGAAAAATATTACACTATTTGGAGTTGGCTTAATGTTTATGTTTAAGTCTGGGAAGCAAAGTTCTCCACCGATATAGTCTTCATTTATATAATATATTGAAGCGATGTGGTTTGATTCTGCTGACTCTGTATCTATATGCGGACGCAGAAAAAGACCTTTTTCAAATTTTAGCAAAGCAAGATTCTCTTTGTTAAAGTTGTTAATCTCAACACCGTATAGTTTTGTGGCTTCATTCCATACAAGTCTAAATATTTTTGCCAACATAGCAAGAATATTTGCTGGTAACTTGTCTACTCCAATACTATAAGAATCCCACGGTTCAAGAACCCACAACTTTTGATTCTTTGTAAAATCAAGCAAAGTTGCGTAATCTTCTGGAGATAGGACATTTTCAATACAAACAATGTTGTCAGGAGAGTTTCCTATCTTTTCAACATTTTTTAAGTAGACTTCATCTTTTTCGGAAGGGTTAGTAATCATGTATCTATTCTACCATATTCTTCAGGGAGAAGTTTCTTTAGTTCCTCATAAGCCCCAACAATTTTTTTCATAGAATAGTAGTTAGGAGACATGGATCCAATGTCCCCGTACTCCTTGAAATAACTGATTTCTGGCTCAATATCAGTAATAAATTTATTTAATGATGCCTGAACCTCATCTATGTACGAATATGCCCAGTCACGG